GAACTTGGCGTGGTTGCGCCAAATCTTGAAGACTTCGTCCTTGTCAGGTGGACTGGCTTTCTCAGACGGCACAAACTTTCCATGCTTATCGAGCAGGTTGTGAGCAGTCAAAAGCTTGTCATAGTTGGCTGTGACAGCTTTGGCCGAGAAGCCGCTGACGTAGACACACCACAGATAGTTTCTGAAGAAAAACTCCTCAGAGATCACGTCAACAGACGCCTGGGCTATGGACTCCCAGGAGTCATAGAACTCCCTTGAGCAGTGAGTGTGCACCACATCCCATGCATGCTCAGTCATCTGGTTGAGATCACCACACTCAACCAACTTCTTGGTCTTGACTTTCTTCTTGATGGTTTCCACGAAAAATGTTTACAACCTTGGGTTGGGTCTGTACACTCAGTAGCATATGAATTTCTCATATGGACATAACTTGGTGACATCGATTCACCAGATTGAAGTAAAGAAGAAGGACAGATTTGGTCTGTGCCTCAAAAATCGTTGGGTGACACCACTCAAGAAGATGGAAATCGCTATTGTCAGAGGTGTAGATTGGCTCCCTTGGATTAAGTCTGATCCGTTGGACTTCCTTGAAAAATATCACAGGGTGAACTGGCTACGCTTCCTGGATTTTGACGAACAGTTTTTCCAGGTTAAAAACTACTTGAATGGAACGACCATTCTGGACTATTTCCAAGCCTGTAAAGATTTCCAAGTTGTGCTGTTGGACAACCCTGTAAATTTCAAAGATTTCTGTGAGAAAAACAGCATTCGATTGTTGTCAAAGCTTTGTGGTTACCATGGCAAAATCTTGTTTTCGGCCAAGATTGGTCACAGAGGTTTTATTGGCACTTCAACTAAAAGCTTGGTGCTGAATGAGATAAAGTTGTTTGGCAAGAAGATGGTTTTAGCGGACCATGTGTGGGTCGAGTACACCAAGAAGTGGGCTGTGGCTGAACCTCTTATTGGAGGCAACAAAGTCTACGTGCTTGGACATGTGGTTTCTTACAAACGGAAAGACGGAACTGTCGACTATGCAATCAAAGCTAGCAAAGTCATTCGTGCATGAAAAAACCCACCTGGATTTCTCCAGGTGGGTTTTGCTTAATCAGCTAGCTTAGCCGATGACTGGACCGAAGGAGCTCGGAGCATTTTGCACAATGCCACGGGCGTAGAACTTCGAGTTGATCATCTTCTTCGCGAAGCTGGTCGCGAAGCCCCGTTGATGGAGGAAGTCAGGCAGCATGATGTCTGGGGTGGTGTACAGCTTCTGGTACTCAGCCAGGACGTAGCCGGTACGGAGGAACTGGTCACCCTTGTGGCCAACGAGGAACTCGTTGGTCGGATAGTGAGGATCAGCGAAGATCTTCTTGTTACCCAGGTCACCGATGTAGGTGATGCCCTGCATCTCAACGCGGTTGTTACGCGGCACGAAGTGTGGCAGCGTGGCAACAACGGTGGCGGCCTGGAGGCCGAGCAGCGCCCAGTTACCAGCAACCATGTTCGTCGAACCAAAGATGAAGTTGGAGGCAGTCTCCATAGCATCAATGAACGAGTACTTGTGGGTCTGGTAGTTGACGTTCGAGGGAGGCGTAGCATCCCAGGTAACGAAACCAGCGTCAGCACGGGCACGCAGGTCGAAGATGACCTGACGATGCTTCTGATACTGAAGCGCGTTGGTGATGGCGTTGAGCAGAATCGACTCAGCGCGGATGTTGTACATCGCGGAGAGGTTCTGATCAGCTTCCTCGGACCACACGGCCTTCAGCTTCATCACCTGCGCAGTGACAGGGGTGGAGCTGATCTTGACCTCGTAGTCCATGATCGACTGATTACCTTCCGAGTTGAACTGGTAGGTGATCGTGTACGAAGAGCTGGCGGAAACACCAGTGACAGTGATAGCGCCGCTGACATAGTTCACAGTGCCACCAGAGATGGAACCAGAAGCAATGAAAGCGCCGTTGCCGTCATCCGTGGTCGTGTCGCTGCCGATCGTCAGCTGGAGGGTACCAGGACGAATTGGAGTCCACTCGAGGGTAGCAGCACCACCAGAGAGGGCACCGGTCTCGTTGGAAACGAGTTCGGAACCATCGTCGTCACGGTCAACAGCACCACCAAGAGCGCGCCACATCGGAGCACCCTTAGGAGTCTGACCCTTACGACGACCAGTGATGATGTCGAGGTAGACGATCTGCGACACCGGACCAGCCATAGGCTGGAGGGCGACGAGCTGGTCAATGACATCGTTCTCAGCCATGTTGGAGATGACTGGGAAGATCCACTTGTCGAAAGTGCCGAGGTTGGAAGTTCTCGTCACCTCATCGAGGCGACCGAACTTACGACGGCAGTTTTCGAGCATGATAGCGGCGATGGGCCGCTTGTACTCCGGCATGTGCGACACGAACTGCTTCCATCCGAGAGCTTCCCAGAGTCCACGATCAGACCCCTCTGCTACTCCGACGTCAGTGTCCGCGAGGCGCTTGCCCCACTCATAGATTTCGGTGAAGCGTGTTACGCCACCGCCTTCTGTGGCCAGCTCAGGGCGGCCGCTAGGTGCAATGATGACCATATGATGTTACTTTGTGTTATTGTTGTGAACCCGAAGTCGAGAGACGACGGGCAATGGCAATACTCTCACTAATGTTACGGGGATTGCCAACCGGCACAACGATAGTGCCGAGCTTGCCCGTGTCCTTTGACTCAGTGACTGGGGTTGAAGTCTCAACCTTGGCCTCAGTGATAGCGGCCTTGGTTTCAACATTCTCCTTAGACTCATTCGTCGCAGGGACAGTTTGTGTTGAAGCAGCAGGGGCTTCAACCGCCGCAGCCTTAGGAGCCGCAACCTTCTTAGAAGGTTGGATGGACTCACGCAGAGAGGCGAGAGCCTCTGGAGTCTTAGCTTCCTTGAGCTTAGCAGCAAATTCAGTGTCGGACTTGAGCTTTTCAGCAAACTCAAGCTCGAGAACTCGGCGACCAAGGCGAACGACAGAGTCGTTGCTCTCAGCCTGAAGGGCCTTGTACCGCTTCGCCAGAATCTCCAGCGCAGTGGTGGCTACGTCGTACTTCTCATTCAGCGTAGACTGCTCAGTCTGCAGACCTTCAGCAAATTGCTTCCAGGCGCGACCGCGGGCGAGGTTACGTTGATTGACTTCCATCAACTTGGTGTTGGCGTCAAGCGATTCCTTGAGCTTGTTCTTCAAGGTCACGCCGGTTTGAACGATCTTCTCGGTGACTGAAAGCAGCTTCTGCTTCTCCACACTGAGACGCTCAACTTGGGCAGTGGGGGCAGCAATAGCCGAGCTCCAGGTATTCTGGATGGCTGTAATCTCTTCGTGGAGACGAGTTCCGTCCCAACGGCGATTAGCTGTATCCTCACTGCACCAAGCCTCAACATGCTGATGGAGAGTTTCCATCTGGCGCATGCCTTCAGCGTACCGTTGTGGAGTCAGCTTGCTGACTTCCAGGCCCGCGAACGACTGCAATGACTGACGAATTTGATTCGCGTCCATGGTATTTTTTGGTGTTTGTTTAGCTACTGGAGTTTTGGCTCCCTCAATCGAGCTTTCAACCACCGAGGTGGATGATGGCTTCGAAATCTTCTTAGACTCGCCCACTGGCTGAACGACTGCATTAGAAAAGCTGGGAGTCATTACAACGTCCCAGCCTTCGCAGATATAGTCTTCTTGGACTATGTCAATACCTTCTGAGTTTTTAACCAGGCTGCCATAGCCTCTGCTTGAGACTGTTGGGTTATACCCAGCAGCAATAAGAGCCTGCATCTTTCGGCCCTCAGCAGTGTCAAGGAAGACCAACTCACCCGTGATTGAGCCGTCCTCATTGAGCTGGGCTGATGTCACGATGTGCGATATCGGACTAAGCAACGACACTTGGCCGTCAGCTGGATGCTCAAGAAGACCAAAAGTCTTGTTCTCGGCCAAACGCTTGCGAAGAAGACTGCCATCACGGAAATTCGCCTCCCACACCTTTCTGGTATAGATTCGGCGATTGCCATTTATTTCGTCACAAAAGCCAAGGCGTCCTATGGCCTTTGTGGCCTTGAAGCCACCACCAAGATCCTCATTGACTAGACCCTTGGATCTATCAATGACAAAATCACATGAATCGACAAGGTATTGCTTTGCCACGATATAAAAGCTCCAGTGTAAACGATGATTCAGACGTTTTACGTCGATCAGCGCTAAAATGATTGAACTTCAACGC